CATAGGTACTAACTTACTGTAGTCAACACCCATCATATCTTCTTCATCTACAGGTTGATGTACTGCCTCAGGTGCAACTTCAACTAACTCTTGTGCAATAACACCATAGTCTTGATGTGTACCGTCAGCCTTCCAGTCAAACTGTCTAATCTGTATAGCATCAACCTTGCTACCTGCATCAGCAGAGTCTGTGATGTTTTCCTTGAGGCGTTCATCGGAGCTAGTGTTGTAATTAACTCCTGTAGTACCTGACTGTGTAATTGCTCCTATAACACTAGAACCTAAATAAAATGCTTGATACCAGTTACCAGAAGCTGTGCCTGTTGCGTGGCTAGTTCTAAAGTGTCCATTAGTGCCTGAAATAAACGCAAAACCACCGTTTGTTGGGACGATTGAAGTAGTGCCTACCAATAGGTTGCCTGATTGGTCAATACGCATACGTTCTGTTGTGTCATGCTTGAACAGTGTACTTTTATAATCTTGTTGCAGTATGAAAGATGAGCCATTGGATGAAATATCATCTAGCTCTAAAGTTGGCAAATGTGAGTGAATGACTACACCACTTGTACCGTCAGAAGTCGAATCTGTTATATCTAAAGTTCTGTCAGGACTATCAGTACCTATACCTACTTTTCCTGATGAGTCGATAACCATGCGCCAAACTCCATTAGTATCATCATAAATACTAAAATTACCTTGCCTGTTAAGAATTGAATAGTCTGAGTCGTTATCAGTATCTTCAAGATATATGCGAGGATAAACAGATTTGATTCTAAAAGCACCGTCTGTAACTTGTAGCTTGTCAGCAGGGTTAGTTTCGCCTATACCTACGTTTCCCCCAGACACATCAACAAACAGTGTGTTAGTATTGACAGCTACGTCAGCGCTGAAGTTAACTGCACCAGTAAACGTGTCGCCCGTAGTGTCAGCCTTAGTAGCTACTGCTGTCTGTATGTTTGTAAATTCAGTTGTAAACTCAGAGCCTTTAATTACCTTACCCGCATCAGTTGAAGGAAGACTATCTTTTGCTCCGAAGTTCGTTGTTATAGTATAATCACTCATTAAATTAATCTCCCTAGAAGAGCGTGTACATCTATTTGTTGTATTGAATAAGGTGCGCCATTGATTGTTGATTCGATACCGATAGTTACTACAGTACCGCTACCACTTGTGTTAATCCGAGGACGTTGTATGTCTATACCTGACGTATAAATAGATTCAACATAAGTAGGTTCAGGAATCGTAAGGTCATCTTTTGCACCGAACATAGCTACGTTAAACTCAGATATAGGTGTGTTAGTTAGTTCAGTACTAAAGGCTTTCTTAGTAAACCCGCCCCCATAGTCATAACCCCAAGCTAATGTAGTCTGTGCGGCTACGTTACCGATAACTGTAATGTTAAACTTCTTAAGGAACTTAAGGTTAGTAGAGTTACCAAAGTTTAGTGGGTTACTGTAGTATATCATCTCATAAGCGTTACCGTTGTCCCGATAACCTTCATATTTAAATATACCATCTTCCCTACCTAAGTAAATACTACCGTCCTGTAGTAACGCCATGCTACGTGGATTAACACCACTCCACGTGGTTACTCTATTAGCACCATCAGGTAAAGGACCGCGCATATCAAAGCAATATACAGTCTGACTATCCTGTAGAGACAGCAGGTAGAATGCTTCATCTGCACTGTAGATAGACTTAATAGGATTAAGCTGTGACCTAACTAATGTAGTTAACTCAGTACGTACGTTGTTACTAATGTCACGCATAGGCATTGACTTTTCTTGTATAGTCCTACCGAAGCTACGTACACCATCTTCCGATAAGAATATAATGTCAGTACCTGTGTGCTGTACGGAGTCTCTAGCAATACAACCTACGCCTTCTACAGTGTCATGTAGTACCATAGTAGCAGGGCTTTCAGCGCCAGAGTAAATAATAATTGAACGCTTACAGAAGATAACTAAGAATCCGTTGTGTGCTGATAATGCTACAATCTCATCGTGACCCGTGGGGAATACTGTGGTTAAGTCTAAAGAACCTGCTGTACCACCTGACCACTTATGTCCCTGTAATGTGTCACTCCAGTAAACAGTCTTAGTGTTAGTTGTTGTATCAGCCGCCCATAGTCTACCGTATGCGCCTATAACTTCGTTAGCCTGTGGCGGTGGGGTCTGACCGCTAAAATGACTATGTTTGGCTAGTACACCAGAACCACTAGAGTCTGTATAGATTAAAGGCTCATGTCCTCTTTGATAAAAATACGTATGATTATTAAAGCTAACAATCTTCCAGTTGTTTGCCGATATAGCAGGTGTAGAACCCGAAGGTGTTATGTCAGATGAAAAGTCAAGACCTGAATATATTTTATTGTCAGCCGCAGAGAATACTACTTTGTCACCACTAGCGTCTAAGGACTCAAATACAGCCTCTACGCCACGACTGTCTGTAGCAAAGGAAACATTAGAGGATTGTTCTGTATAACCCTTACGCGCCCCTATACGTCCATATTCATCAATGATACAGTTACTAGCGGTAGCCGCAAAGGACTGGTCAATGGATATAGGCGAATCCTGACTGTTAATGCCCGCAAATCCTGGGGCTTGTACTGTAATGTTCTGTAGTTGTTGTGCCATTAGCAAGGTGTCCATACAGTTTCAGAAGGGAATCTAGCGGCATCAAATGCTACTGCATCTGCTAACGTAGTGTCCGCTAAAGCAAATAGTTCCTGTGAAGAAGTACCGCCTGTCTCTCCACGCTCACGAGAGGCTAAGGCTACTGCGTACTGTACTACTGGTGATGAAGGTACAACTAGTTTATCTGCGTCAAGAGTAAACGCATCTGCTCTATCAACAATGTTAAATCGTAATGTATACGCCTTGTCAGGCTTAGGGTATAAATCAACTAAAGCATTGCCATTAGCATCCACACCATTCCAAGAGTAGTACTCAGGTGAGCCTTTAGTAGGCTCTTGTACTAGGTATGCGTTGTTCATCCAAGAGGAACTAGCAGGACGCATAAATAAGTTAGACGTATCATTAATAACGTCTAGTATCTTAAAGGAGTTGTTAGTACCCGTCATGCTATAACTAAACAGATTGTCTTCTGTAGTTACTGTAATTGTACTTCTAAGTGCTGACCAGTCCCACGCATCCTCTACGATACGTCTAGCATCGTTGACAAACTCACCTATTAGTTTTACATAGGAGTCAGTTGTGTTTTCAATACTAGCGGCTTCGTCTTCACGCATCCTACGTAGTACACTGTTTACTAGTTGTAAGTAAGTCATTATCCGTATTTCCTTAAGTTTATCGTGGGGGTAAGCATTCCCTGTGTATATTTAACTTGAGTATCGTATTTAAATAACTCTTCATTAAAAAGCTGTTCTACTTCTGTTTCTTCTTCTACGGGTTCTCCTGCTCTATAGTCTAAATCTACAGAAGGTAAATCTACGTCTAACTCTGGTAGCTCTAACTCTGGTAGCTCTATGTCTAACTCTGGTAGTTCTAACTCAGGTAACTCTGGTAGCTCTAGGTCTAACTCAGGCAACTCTAGGTCTAACTCTGGTAGCTCTAGGTCTAACTCTGGTAACTCTAGGTCTGGTAGATTTAACTCTGGTAACTCTAGGTCTGGTAGATTTAACTCTGGTAACTCTAGGTCTGGTAGATTTAACTCAGGTAGCTCAATGTCTGGAAGATTTAACTCTGGTAACTCAATGTCTGGAAGATTAAACTCAGGTAAATCAGGCAGGTTTAAGTCAGGTAAATTAAACTCAGGTAACTCTATGTCAGGTAAATTTAAGTCAGGAAAATCTGGTAACTCTAGGTCAGGTAGATTTAAGTCAGGAAAATCTGGTAAATCAAAGTCTGGTAGGTCTATATCAGGTAACTCAATGTCTGGTAGGTTTAACTCTGGCAACCACCACAAATCATCTGCTAGATTCTCAACAGGTGGAAGGTCTTGTGGTTCAACAAGACTAAAACCACCAGTATCAGGCTGAGGTGTTCCTTGTTCTGGAGTAATACCTTCTACACCACCGTCACCTGAGAGCTTATCTAAAACCGCATCTGTTGCCCACGACGCTCCCG